CGGCTACCATCTTGGTAACTAAATCAAAAAACTCCTCTAAACGAGGTAGGGTTAGTTTTTCTACTATCAGAAGAAACCGCCTCCAAGCAATCCACCAAGTGCTGCACCGCCTAACGCACCATAAGTACCACCGATTTGTGGGAACGCTTGACCTAATGCGTAACCGCCTAGACCGCCAGCTATACCGCCACCAAGCACACCTGCTCCACGATTTTGGTAGGTAGGCGCATTTGTAGTTTGTGTGCCATAGCTTCCTTATGGAGTGCCATATACCGATGACAGATAGCCTTGTAATTGCTGATAGGGTAACTGTTGTCCAAACTGATAACGAGCCAATTGCTCTTGTAGAGGTTGTGCAGCGATTGCCTCTTGTTGCGCGCCCACTTGAGCCAATGTCTGCGATGGTAGGAACTGTTGACCATAGAACTGTGGTGCTAGACCAGCCAATTGAGCTTGTTGTAACTGAGCCTGTTGTTGTAGTCCTCTTTCCTGTTGGTACTGTGTTCCAGCTATATTGGATGTAATATCCCCTAGAGACCGCCCATAAGCCTCTGTAGCAGTTCCCAAGGCTCTTTCCATACTACCGCTACCCAAACGACCAGAACGGCTGTAAAGGCTCGAAATGCCTGGCAATACTGCTTGGCTAAACTGTTGGGTTAGTGGGCGAGTGGCTGCCTCCATCATCGCTTGTTGGTACGGATTGGCATTTAAAAACCCACCGGCAGCAGTCTGTCCGACTTGACCTAAAGATGCTTGATAAGCCTGTTGTGCTTGTTGTAGAACAGGAGACTGTTGGCGAGCAATAGCCTCTTGTTGGGCAATCGACTCAGTAGTAGCAGCCGATGGGCTTACATAGGTCTGACCAGGAAAGAACTCAGGTTGTTGTCCTGTTAAGAATAGACTCTGCGCCCTCTGCAAACCTTGGGTAAGGTATGGGAGTAACGCTGGATCTACTGATGAGGTTTGTGTAGTTGTTGCCATAGTTTTATCCTACGATGATGTATTTGTAAGTTTTGTTTGCTGTGTTATTAGAAAAATGCGTAAGTGTTGCACTTCCATTTGTTTGCGAACTGATATAAATATCATATGCTGCATTTGTATTTACATATTGCATTGTTGCTATTACGGATGGTGTTGCAGGTCTTGTTGGGCTAGATTGTGCTGCTGTTTGTTCTAATGAAACCCCTGTATTTTCTGTTCGCCATACAATTTCTACATAATCATTTACTGCAAGTTCTACAAAGTAATTCATGGCTGCAATAACATGACCAAAAATACTTGCACTTTTTCTTGCTGGTACAGTAAACATACTGTTTGATGCTGTAATATTAGTGCCATTTTTTCTAAACCAAATATCTACATCATGCTGTGCATTATCTGTATTTTCTAACTGAACACTAAATTGCACATTGTAAATACCAGCATTTCTAACATTCATCCTAGAACTATTAGATAAATAAACACCATTAGAAAAATCTGTAGTGTTAAATGTCATTGGATACGCAGTAGTAGTGCTTGCTGCTGTTTGGTCTGTAGAGTCTTGGAAAGCTCCATAAGGAACTTGGTTTACAAGACTATTAGCAGAACTTGGTGCTAACAATATAACTGAATCTATACCAATCCGAGCATCTGTAATCGTGGTAGTTGTTACATTTCCTGTTGCTAGAGTTACCGATCCTGTATTGTTGGTCTTGCCATTCATAATCCCATTGACTACCTCTGCTACTCCACGAGGATCGCTACCAAATGGGGGTAATGCTCTAAACATTATCTAGTTCCTAGAGGGCTTAAATCTATGTCCATTCCGACTGCGGATGTCCAACTACCTGTAGGTGTTAATTGTAGACGATGATAGCGACCAATACCACGCACAGACACTCTATTTTCAGCATCTGCTGCTGTTTGTGATCCAAATACTGTGGACTCTGTTAAAAGCCTACGAGATAGCAAAGCCACGCTACCAGAACCACCCTCAACAGTAGGTTTTACTAATGTAATAGATGAAGTAGATCCTGGCACTTCTATATCGCCTGTTTCTAGGTACGCTGTAGCGTTAGCACCAGAGAATGTAACAATCTTTGCACCATCTACACCGGCTAACTGTAATTTGCCACCAAGCCAAAGTCGACTATCAAAGGTAGTCAAAATGGTGTCTAGGTTTCCATAAACATCCATGCCTTCTAAAGTAACCGCAGGAGTAGAGGTAGATGCTATTCTGTCTACAGTAGTTGTTCCGCTTGTCCATCGTTGGGTCTGAAAATTGTAGATTAAAAGACTATCCGCAGTAGCTGAACTATTAGAAGCATATGCCCAAATAATTAACTTCTTTGTTGGGTCTACCGCAGCAGACATAAGGTATAAAGTACCTTCATCTACATTGTCAAAAAAGAACCTGTTTATTTTTTCGTTACCAATTGGAATAATCTGCTGTCCATCACAAGCATAGAATCCATCATCGCCTAAGAAGAATGTTGTACCGCCATACTGAATAATTGAGTTAGCCTCGTAGCATCCTAAGTTTCTGCTGATGTTGTCAAACTGAAACACTAACGGACTGCCAACATACGACATACGATGAATAGAACGATCCATTAATATAAGACCATATTCACCGCCTGTAACACCGACAATAGAGCCTCCATCGGGAATATCTTGGAAGTCTGCTTGGGTAGTTGCTGATGTAGCCCAACTAGACTCGTCTCCTAATGCTGACCATTGAACTCTGTTGTAGTAGCTAGTTTGGTGTCCTGATACTACAAAGTCTCTTACTACTGTTACATATCTTGCATCTGGCGCATCTGCTGATAGGTCTGCAAACAAAGAAGCACTATTTAAGTTATACCCTTGTATTTTTGCTTGACCATTTGCTGCAATAATTACATTGCCAAACTGTGTAAACCTCCAACGCTGATCTGTAGGAGTTGTATAGTTTCCTGACTTAGAAACATTGTCTAATGACAAATCAGCAGCATCTAATTTAAATAATTTTGTAGATCCACCGGCAAATACTAATGTAGCTCCTGCTGTTGTCTTGCCTGCCACTACATTGTTTAGGTTTTCGGATGCCGATTCCGAGTAATTTACTACTGTAGGCAATGCACCATACCCAACGAGTTTAGAGTAAACATTCTCTGCTCGTCTTAGACCATTAGTAATGCCTGGCTGATCTGGAGTCCACTCCCCAAAATTTATTCTACTTATTGCCATTATTCTTTTCCGTTATCTAGATGTTGTTTGTATTTGTAACGGCACTCCAGAGTATTCGCTATTCTGATCTGCATTTGAGATGTTTTGGATTGCTCGATCATACAAGGTTGACCATGTTTGACTTCTTGCATCGTTAATAAGATATGGCTCGGCTTCTAAAAGCGAGGCATAGAGGAGAGCATCTGGATAATTAACAAGAAATACATTGCTTGCATTATTAGTAGAAAGTACAGTAGGTTTAGCATAGTAGAGAATCTCAATGGTATAAACTGTGTCAGGTTTTGGTGCTAACGATATCTCTGATTCTAAAATAGTGTAATAAAAAGGTTTGCCAGACTCGTCTGCTCTAGCATCTCTTGAGAAAGCACTAGGCGATAAGTAAGTAAGTGGTGTTCTTGGGTTGCCTTGAATATTTAAATCTTTTATTTCTAAGAAATCACTAGGCAAAGAAACTGTAGAATCACCGCCTGTAGTTGCTATTGTTGTTAGCTCTAGCATTTGGCGAGTTCTTAGTTCTCTACCTATGCGTAGTTCTGCAAAGCTAATAAAGTCGGGGATAACCGATGTTAGATCAGACCGACCTAAATAGTTTGCTACCGATGTCTTTAAATCGGAATAGGTTGTATAAGCCATAGCTCTCTCTTAATCTTTTGGTACTTCGATGTTATGCCATCCATAGACATACTGCCCAATATGCTTTATCTGTTTGGATAGATCGTGATCTACCCATGTATCAACTCCTGCATCTTTTGCTTTAATGCAAAAGTAAATGTCCTCGCCCAGTATCTTGTTGTTTAAAAGTTGCTCAAAGTAGAAGTAGGGTTTTTCCATCTTCTTAATGACACTTTGTTTAATCAACATAATTCCACAACCAATCCCATCTACTTTCTCAACGCTTGACTTAGTGTTGGAGTAAACCGCTATCCAATCTACAGAGCCATCCTCGTTAATATGGATGTTCCTGGCTGTGGGGCTAACGGGTTCTGCTCTTGTAGTTGCATTGACCCCAATAATATCTTTATTGTGAGACATTAATATTTTCAAGGTATCTTTTGGAAACCTCATATCTGAATCTACAAAGAGCAGATAATCTGCCTTGTTTTCTAGTGCTGTTTCTACCAGTTTATTCCTCTGGTCAAATATTAGCGTACCAGAGCTAG